CTTGAGCTAGGAGAGTCTGCCAGTGCACCCAGATAGGTGTCTAGCTTACGTGTCATCATGCCACGCAGGTTCCTCTGCCGCTGTTCTATCGGAGTGTCGCTCTCGGAGTTCTCACTGGCGAACCATGAAAAGAATTCTGAGTGCAGTCTTCCGACGTGCTTCCCTGAGTCTGAAGCTGTGACGTGATGTACGACACGCAGTCGTGGCACACCATTAACGTCTGTTACTTCTCCAGTCTCAATCTCCCAGTTGTATTTACCTTCTGGGATTAGCGATGCTCTTTTTGCTTCTTCCTCACGCTCTTGGAAGTCTATCATATTTTCCGTACTATAAGGCATTATTCCTCCTTGCCACTTGTTCCGACTATACTGTTTATAACCTCCTCTACTTCTCCCCACATTGAGTTTTCCAGTGTCGGCGTCTGGTCTTGCCACATATGTGAGAATATATTTTTTGTCCAGTAGTCTCCCCCTCCTATCAGGTGAGCGACATGTGTTGGCATCTTGGTAGGCTTGCCACCGACTATCTCGGTTCGACTGTCCTGCTCCAGATACAACACCATGTTAAAGTAATGTCCCATGTTATGTCGTGCCCAACCCTCCATAGAGGGGTAGTATCTGAACTCTTCCATCCACTCAGGGTCACCCTTAACGGCACTACCTCGTGCTGTAGTGGTGCCCTTACGTAACTCTGCAACCCTAGCTGTACCGATTATGTTAGCTCCTAACGACCTCGGATGCAGCAGTTGCATGAAACTTATGAAAGCTCTCTGCCACTCACGATAGACCTCGAACTGGTCTCGTGGTTGCTTGCTCTCTCGGTAGGCATAGGTGAAGTCGTAGCATAGTTCGGTGAATCCGTCTATCACTATGTCTGTCACCCCTGCCTGCTGTCCCTGTGGGCCGTTGAGAGCCTTGAGATATGTCTCAAACTCTTCAGCGAACGCCAAAGGATTGTCCTGTGGGAGAGGAAACCTAACAATGTACTCGTCAGGAACACCGAGTGCCTCGTTCTCTTCTCTGCCAATGAGTAGCAACCTTCCGTTTCTACCCTCAATAGGCTCCCTCTTCTTGTAGTCCCAGAACGCAGACGTAGCTAGTGCTGTCTTGCCTACTCCGGGGCCACCATATAACAATGTACTAATGTGCAACATATTCCTCCTCGTAATACTTCTCTGCGATTATACCATCAACGTCAGCACCAGTCAGCCAGCCTCTACAAAGTTGTTGATAGTCACACCAGTTGCAAAGTGGTGTAAAGTGGTGAATGTTATCACCCTTATTTTTCTCTTCCTCAATTCTGGATGCTAATCTTACCATATCTGCCCCGGCGTTGTCAAGGGCTTCTTGCGGAATTCTGATTTCTTTTCCCTCAAGATGTTTGTCTTGGGTACTCCACAGAATATGCTGGCGGTAGAACGGTAGTCCTTCCAACCAGTCATACGTTTGCTGAAGTAGCCATGCGTATCTCGTGGGCTGTATGCCCCACTCTTCATAGTTCAAGAGCTTCTTTAACATACTCTTGCCCTTCTCTGAGCAGGTCTTAAACTCATACACTACCACACCATAGTCCTTCACAGTCCATAGGTCTGGCTTGCCCACGATAGTCATGTCATTGTAGGTTACCTCAAGTTTATCTTCAGCAACCGGCACCTTCACGTCAAGTAACCATGCAGGCACATCCTTCATCATACGTATTACGCCGGGAAGAAATCTATTGTTCTCGTCCAGCGTGCCGTATGCGTAGTCGTAAGCCTCTGTTATTTGCTTGGTCATCAGCGCTCGCTCCAATCCATCATGGAATGTAGAGCCTGACGTTAGTGGGCCAGAAGGTACGTAGCCGTGCTCCTTGAGCCTCCGCTCACTGTACCTGTACTTGACCTGACATTCCTGCCACGTATCAAGTTTTGTTACGCTCGTCCTCATTTAATAACTCCTCTAGGTTAGCCTTTTGTCTTACGTTAAGACCTGCCTCCGACCAACCCTCCTCATTGTCTGTCAATAATCTTTGCATACTACCTTCGTAGTGCTTTTCTATCTTGCTTGCTGTTGATGGGCCAACACCCTCTATCATTCTTTGCACGGCTCGGTTAAATCCAGTGCTACCTGTAACCTTTTTGTCCGAACCTGCTATAATACTGAACAGGTGCTTGCCCGGCTGTAATATATTCTTAGCTCTCACCAGCGTTTTAATTAACTTCTCATCGTCTTTGGGCAGTAATATTATACCACCACGCAGGCTCCACTTCAGTAACTCTATCGGCATATTTAGACTGCCCCACTGCCACCAATGAGGTGTGAAGCCACGTCCGCCCATAAATCTAAGCCCCAGTAAGGGGATATCAACCGACTTCTCCAGTCTGCGTAGCTGCCTCTGAAGTCTCCGACTTCGTAGAGAGGATGCCAAATCACCGGGCTTCTTCTCCTCAATACCGACGGTGAGTCCGCTCGGCGTAACCATGACATAATCCCCTTCGGGCAACTCGGCGACAGATACCTTTTTCCTACCACTCCGCTTGATATACCCAGCAACGTCCTGCCTACCATCCACGTATATGGACTTACTGCTCCCAAGTTTCTTCCTTCCGCTGTATAGCTCGTCGTTCTTTACTTCGTACACGCTCCTCCTTGTTTTTCCAATAGCGCTCTAGGCGCTGACTCTTTGTACTCCTACCATCTACTTTCATTTTCTGGCGCTGTACTCTTTTAGCATCACGCCGTTCCCACTTACTCATCATTCTCCTTCAAGTAACTTCATGCCTAGTGCTATTATGCCGCCGGTGCAACCAGTAACAATAGCAATGAATTCCTCACTGCCTGCCTGTATCGCCATGACGCTGATAATACCTAGGATAATTAGCGCTAGTAATATCTGTAGTCTAATCTTCCCTATTTGGATATTCATTTAATTCGCTTCTCCCTTTTGTGGTTAGTCTCTCTATCTTAAACGACCCATTCAGGGGGTCGGGCAATGTCTCTATCTGCCCCTCTTCTCGCATCTTTTTTCTAATTCTGTCAGCCTTGATAACATTTATTCCCATACTCACTAGCTTCTCTTTTATTTGAGATATTGGGACGCTTCCATGTCGGAGCATCTCCAGCACAACTCTGTAAGGGTCTTTATCTGTAAGCTCTAGCATACCAGATTCATCGTTAAAACGCAAGTACTTTGCCATAGGAACTGGCGCATGTCTTACCTTCTGCCACGCTATTTCTGTAGCACCGCCTGCCTCGTTGGTGTGACTGAGCCTCATTATAGTGTCGGCCCAAGCCTCAATAGATGAGTGTCCTCTGAGGTCACCGGCGCCAGCATGGTTAGTAGAGCCGTCATTATTCCATGTAGTCTTCCTTGCGTGGTGGACTAAGCCAACACCACACCCAGTTTTCGTGGACATAACGTCCAAGTCTTGGAAGAATAGTCTAGTCTTTTCGTCGTCTAGTTCACTGCCTGCAAACACCTGTGACATCGGGTCAATGAATACAAAGTCTGCATCAGCCTCCAGTACAGTATCCGTAAGAGACTCCCAGTCCTCTGTTGTGCGTAAGCTAAAGTCTCTCGTGTATCCGTACATGAAATTAGGTGACTCGCCATAGAAGTCCTTCATCTTCTGCATTCTTTCCTGCGCCATCCACGGCACAATCTCAGCCTGCAAGTATAGTACTCGCTGCGGTCTGGTTACAGTGTAACCAAGAAAATCTACACCCAACGATAGTGCGTAGCATAGTTGTAAAGTAGCAAAGGACTTGTACGTCCCCGGCTGACCATATATTATCATCCTACCTTCTGGTACCAAAAGTCTACCTCCCAAGATTGACGGCACTTCTGGGAGTTCCATTGCTAGGAACTCGTCCACCGTACTTATTTTTATTGCCATTACTCATCCTCATATTCATGATATCCGCAGTTGGGACAGACCAGTTCCCCATACCAGTCCCTGAATAATTTAGTTTTGCACCCTCTTTTACAAACATGAACAGCCACATCCTTCTTGGCACAAGAATATTTCTTCTGTGCTTTCAAGCTGCATATCATTGAATCATCTTCTATGAATTTGTCTTTACCCTGTATTGCATCACATACAAGTTTAACTAGATTATCTATATAACCTCTATTCTGTAAATCTCTCAAACCAGGTGTATTAGGTGAAGAAATATTTATAACAATATAGTTAACTAAAGGACCAAGCTGTTCTAAACCAATACAATAGTCTTCAATTTTGTTGCTAGTATTATTGT